TTTAAAGAATTAATTGGCCTGTTGAGTATTTGGATCCAGTAGAATGGTTAAATAGTAAGAAAGATTGGGACAAGTCTAAGAAAAATAAGTATTTTTCTTAAATAGTAAAGTAACTGAAAAATCCTTGTGCTAAAAACTTTGATACGTTTTTCACTACCATGGTAAAAAGCGGAGAAACATACACTAAGATGGAGCATGAAGATGTTAATAAAAAGAGTGAGAGACCTTGAAACATTTTCGTTCCCAGTGTAGAGGGATGCGGTTTCCTTACTTATTTATAATCGTATATCTTCTGAGATTTTAAAACAATTATAGATACAGAGGGACACGTCTTACTTCCTGAGTTTATACACGGTCTGGATAGCGAAGGCTTAAAACAATGAGTTCAGTTCCTGCTAGAAGACTTCGATGATTAATTGGAGAACATGTGCTCAGTGTCCATGGATGGATCAGCTTTTGATAGTAATCAACACTATCAATTGTAAGAATGCGTAGATGCATAATTTTGGGACGCGTATGCACCAAGAATAAAGCAGATTTTAGTATGCATAAAAGAAAAATTTTCTTAAGATTTGGATTATAATGTGGACCAATTTGCGTAAGTAATTCTAAATTTTTGTAAAAATTTTGTTTTTGATGTGTATGTTCCTACTCCAGGAGTCCCTTGTGTATAAAAGATCAAGCATAAGCTCCCTCACAATGAGTTTGCACATTTCAAAATGAAAGGAACCACTTTTTCAGGGCATCCGACTTTGACTACTTTGGGCAATACTTTATGATCCATTTGCTACATGAAGTTTTTAAAATTTTTAGATCCTAATCTTCAATTTGCATGTATGGCAGCTGGGGATGACATGATTTTATTTTGTCCTTGAGGGGACGCAATGAACGTTTAGCGACTTTTCTCTTAACACATATCCACTCCAAATAAGTTCCATGTGGGGCCACACGGTTTAGGTCAAGTTATAAAAGAATTTACAGTGTGAGATTGGTGGGATTTCGATTTTTGTTCAAAAGTCTCAGTTCACGTTGGAGATTAATGAGGTTTTGATGGTTGGTATCTGTTTAGGGATCCAAACAAGTTTGTGTAGTAGAAGTAATTTTACTGTGGTAGTAATCATCTAATTAAGAAGTATCCAGGCTTGTACGTGGAAGCTTTATGATTAAGTTTGGAAGCAGAATTACCTCTGCCTACTTTGTAGCTGATAATTTCTTAAAGGATGGACTGATATTCTTCTAGTATTCCAAAGTTATATGATAAATAAATGTTTCTTGATAGGTACTTAAGTGATCATAAAAACAGACTTTGGATTCCAAAAATTTAGAATCACCATATATCGCTTGTGGATATGGTCATCTCTTAAAAATGTGGAATAAACATGGAAAAGATGCATATCCTCTTTCGGAATAATGTTTTCTATGCAGGGAAAAACTTTTAAAACTTCTAAAACTTCTTTCACGAAGGGGGCGTATCCCCCATTCTGAATAATAATTTTATGTAATTCAGAAATGAATAAAAAGTGCAAAAAGCTGCACACGCAGCAAAAGCAAAGTAGTTCTTAAATAAGGCGAAAGAAGAGTTGAAGCAAGAAGAGAAGATAATAAAAGTCGAAGATTTGGAATGATAGTTGTTTTCTTAGGACTGATGAAAAAGAAGAAGAAATAATAGAAGAAAGAATAAATAAATCTAGCCCCAGGGAGTCTAATTAGTTGAACCCAAAATAATTATCTAGAAGTCCCAAGCCAAGGTGAACTAGGGCAGAAAGGATGCAAAGTTTGAATAGCTAGACCCTCAGTCTCAATTCATATGGGCGAGACTTAACCCTGGTCGATAATGAGCAAATTTTGTACATGACGGGATTGTATAAAGGACAGGCTGTGGTATAGTTTCTTGTCAGACCTAAAGCTCTGTAGGCAGTGGAGATTATACAACAATATTTTGGTGCCCACTTGGAGCTCACGCAGAGCCTGGGACAGGAACTCGTTATTCTGGATTGTCAATTGATAATTTTACTTAGGCATCCATAGCCTCTTATCCTCTCACTATTGCAAAGATTACAACAAGTTCAACTTCAATGGTTAACGCATATGGAGGTGACATGATATCTTTGGGGGCGGACGGGTTTATCTGGTCTGGAAGAATGAGTGTTACTCTATGAGGACCAGCTGCAAATGAAGCTGGAACAGTACACGTAGGAAGAATGAAACTAGGTACTTTGTTTCAGCTTGGATCCATAGGTATTGACCAGTTGATAAAAGTGTCTGACACTGTATCTTTTGATAGACTTAAACCGATGATTATGAACGTTGCAGTCAACAATACAAACGTTTTCTTTTAAGAAGATGCTAGTGGGTAGTTGAATGAAGCTTTTATGGGAGAGGATGTTTGTTGGATGATTTTCCATTAACCTTTTATGAATATTACGACAGGTATTCCTTCTTCTTTTTCTATGAATCTAAATTTCTAAATGAATTATAGTTTCTTCCCTAAAACAACTGATGTATTCTTGTAAAGTTTAAATGAATGAGATGTGGTGTATGGGAACAAATGACATGACATAGACCCTGGGTGTTGTTCTTTTATCCATTAGGGCAAACTGGGTGTTTTAAAAACAGGTTATCGATCTATGGAGAAATTCGCCCAGGTGTAACAAGCCAGAAGAGGATTAATGAAGATACAAGATGGCCCTGTCACATTCGATAAAAATACCGAATTTTTCTACCTCAATTTGGCTAAAGACTTCATCAAGCGTATGAATGTTAACAGCACCAATGAAGTGTATAACCCGATGGTTTCTTAATTCCTATTATAAATGAACCAAATAGAAGATTATTTGAATTCTATCTAGTCTGAAAATGCAGGCATAATAGGTCCTTCAATTGAAGAAGTGGAGCTTGAAAGGGCTCTAAATAAAGCTAAGTTAGAGTAAAAAGCACGTGATAAGATGTGTAAAGTCGAAGAAATTAAAGAATTTTACGAAGAACATAACTTAGATACTAAAGAAAGATTGTTCTCTTGTGACTGAATCAAGGAAGTACAATCCAATAGCTCGGATGAAGACATTGTTCAAAGAGAAGAAGTCCAAGCTAAAGTCTCAAAGTTGAGACGACCAGGAAGCAACCAGAACACAGGCAACAAGCCAGCTTCCTCCCACTCCTTGAGTGGATGAGATCCTTCGTGATCTAAAAATCGTTAAGAGGCGTATCCTCCACTCTCCACTAATCATGGAGGGGGCGATCTCCCA